CAGGAATATCAAGCGTTAGGGTTCCAAATTACATCACTACACAACCTCGCTGTTAAGTATGATTTTCCATGTCTATCATTTGTCCAGTTAAACAGAGACGGCATCACTAAAGAATCAACAGACGCTGTTTCTGGATCTGATAGACTTATTTGGTTGTGTACGTCATTTTCTATATTTAAGCTAAAGTCTGCTGAGGAATTAGCCGAAGATGGTCCAAGTGCCGGTAACAGAAAACTTGTAACCTTGAAAGCCAGACATGGTGCGGGCCTCATGGACGGTAATTACATAAATATGAAAATGCTTGGCGAATATAGTAAACTAGAAGAATTGAGAACTAGAGATGAATTTGTTGCATACAGAGAGACACAAGGAGCAATCGAGGGTTCGGAGTTACCATTCGATGAAGACGAAGAAGCATGATCTAAATAAGATCAAGACACTAGTATATCAGGATATAGAAAGACTGTTAGAAAGTTTTGATATTGAGTATGAGGTATTAGGAGATACTGTATTCTGTAGATGTCCAATCCATGAAGGAAGCGATAACCCAAAAGGTGTATCGTTTTCTAAAGATAGATGTCAATGGAAGTGTTGGACTAGGGGTTGCCACGAAGATAATTGGGATATTTATGGATTTGTAAAATCTGTATTATCTGTAAAAGATGGAACCCAGAAGGAATTTAAAGATGCACTGAAGTATGTATTAGAACTATACTCAATTGGAAATGAATACAAAACAAACAAGAAGCCCGTCGATGAAGAAAATGAATTCTCTAAGATTGTACGGGTGTTTAAGAAAAAGCATGTGTTACAGAACGTCGGTACTTATGAACAAGTGCCGACAATTGGTAACTCTCCATATTTTGAATCGCGTGGATTTAAATCTGATACACTAAAATATTTCGAGGTAGAAGACTGTGAAGATAAAAACTCTCCAATGTATAGTAGGGCGGTTATACCTATTTATTCTGATAAAAATTCTATTGCAGGTTACATTGGGAGGGCAACTAGGGCATATATACAGCCTAAGTTCATATTCACAAAGAACTTCAGAAAAACAGATTATTTATACAACTATCACAGAGCTATCGAACACGCACAATCTAAATCATGCCTGTTCATCTTAGAGGGGCAGGGAGATGTGTGGAAAATTCATGAAGCAGGTGTTGTAAATGCAGTAAGTATATTTGGAAAAGAAATATCAGAAGTACAGAAAAACAAAATTATTACCAGTGGTGTAACAAAGCTGGTAATTCTTACAGACAATGATCAAGCTGGTAGAGAATCTAAAATAAAGATTCAGAGAATGTTTAATCGTTTGTTCACGCTAAAGTTTCCAGCATTGTCTAGAAAAGATGTTGGAGACATGTCAGTATTAGAGATACAAAATAATATTCTTAATGACTTGAAGGGACTATACTAATGACAAGAATTATTGGGATATCTGGAAAAAAGCAGGCTGGTAAAACAACGTCTGCAAATTGGCTTCATGGCTTAGTATTAAAAGAACGCGGGTTGGTTGAAGATTTTAATGTCAGTCTTGATGGTAAATTAGCAATAGAAACATTTTATGAAGGTGGAGTAAAAGACTGGGGTGTGTTTGACGTTGGAAGAACAGATGACGCATTTCTTGACTATGCAGAAGAAAACATGTGGCCGTATGTAAAAATGTATAGCTTTGCGGATACTCTAAAAAATCTAGCGGTGCATCTATTTAATATAAGGCCAGAGCAGGTATACGGATCTGAAGCAGATAAAAACTCACTGACGGAGTTTAAATGGGAAAATATGCCGGGAGATACTAGCGATATTGGTCCCAACGGTAAGATATGTCATCATAAGGGACCAATGACTGCTCGTGAGTTTATGCAGTTTTTTGGCACGGAAATCATGCGTAAAATGTATCCAAATATATGGGTTGACAATACCATTAAAAGAATTTTAGCGGAGGGTAGTGAATTAGCAGTAATTCCAGATGTCAGATTTCCCAACGAGGTAGAATCTATACTTGAAAATGGAGGGGAAGTTATTCGTTTAACACGGGTTTACGAAGAAGATGATCACGCTAGCGAAACCTGTCTTGATCCACATAATTTCGACCAGTCCAAGTTTACGCATATCATAGAAAATGCAAATATTGGAATGGATGGACTATTTAATAAATTGACTAAAATATATAGAGGTGCCTGATGTTAATTACTTATGTGAGATCTTCTAGCTATAATAACTACGCTTATTGCCAGATGCAATACTTTATCACCTATGTCTTAGGACATAGATCTGCATCTGGTAAAAAGGCTGAACTTGGAACAATGGTACATAAAGTAATGGAAGTCCTAGCTGGCCTTAAAAAGTATCAACAGGATAACCCCAGAAAGAAATACCTTGAGATTGTAGACGAAGCTGTTGGCAAGGTAAGGGTAGATAAGGATAGACTGTATACTCAAGAGTTTGTAGAAGAATTAGAGCAACTTTCTTACGAGTCCTACCAAAAGCAATCGGATCATAAATGGGCTAATGTAGATAAAAAAACTGTACACGATCTATGCTGGAAAACTCTACATTATAATGATGGTCAATTTGATCCAAGAAATAGAAACGTAGTTGACCCAGAACCTCATTTTGATATTCCAATCGAAGAAGACTGGGCAAAATTTGAGTACGAAATGCCAAACGGGGAAATTATTAAGGGGCAATTGGCGATAAAAGGCACAATTGACCTTGTAACTCAGGTATCAGATGATACAATAGAGGTCATCGACTGGAAAACTGGCCGCAGGATAGACTGGGCGACAGGAGAAGAAAAAGACTACGATAAGCTATGTAAAGATCCACAGCTATTATTGTACAATTATGCTATTTCTAAGCTATATCCAGAATACAAACAGGCAATTATGAGTATCTTTTTCGTAAAAGATGGCGGTCCATTTAGTATGTGTTTCGACAAGAAGGATCAAGAAAAATTTCTTGGTATGTTAAAGGATAGATTTGAAGAAATACAAAAGAATAACCTCCCTAAACCCATCAATAATAAAAGGTCAGATTTCAGATGTACTAAACTATGCCATTTCTACAAGAATAACTGGCCGGGTACAGATCAAAAAATGTGTATTTATATAGAGGACCATCTTAAAAAGCACGGTATGAATGATACTGTTAAGCGTTGTACAAATGAAGGTTTTAACATTGGCTATTACGAATCCCCCGGCTAAAGGAGTTTTGAGATGAATACACGTAGAGATTTTATTAAATACGGTGTTAGTTTTCTTGGTGGAGCTTATCTTGTAGATGGCAATATCTCAGCATCATATGCTGGAGAATATGATCCTAAGCTATCTAAAAATGATAACAATGTTATCTTTGTATTTCTTGGTGGAGGATCGACTCATATTGAGACATTCAATCCAATACCAAATGCTCCAGTAGAACGCAGATCTGCGACGGGCTACCTACAAACTAATATAGATGGTCTACATATTGGTGGACTATTTAAGGAGCTAAGTACAAGAGCAGACAAAATCAGCGTCGTACACGGCTTCTATCATAAAGATTCTAACCATCAGACGGCCACACATTGGGTTGTTGGTGGTGAGCGTAATCAAGGCGGAACCGTACAAAAGTATCCAAGTTACGGTGCAGTTGTGGCTGGTTACTATGGGCCGGTATCGCAACCCCACGGCCTTCCAACTTACATCAAAATGAATAAAATTGATGGTGATGCTGCGGCATGGATGGGTCAAAAATATACTGGATATGAAGCAAATGCTCGCGGAGTTAGTGACCTCCAGATTAAGGGCGAAAGATCTCAATTTGATAACAGAGCTAATCTACTACGATTAGTAGAATCTAAATCACAACTTGGTGAACTTGGAAGATCTTGGAATGAATTTCAAGAACAAGCGGTTCAAGCAATAACCGGCAAAGCTGGCGAAACATTTAGAATAGAGGAAGATGCGGATTATAATCTATTCAAAGATGATCAGCTTGGTAAGGACATGTTATCAGCAATAAGAGCCGTGCAAAATGGGGCTAAATTTGTAAATATCAATTATGGTGGGTGGGATATGCACAATAACATCGTCGCAGGTCTTAATTCCCGTCAGGTTACACTTGATAAATATCTTGGCCTGTTAATTGATACTCTTACTAAAAGAGGCTTATCAGAAAAAACTATGCTTGTTGTAACAAGTGAGTTTGGCAGAACTCCAAAGATTAACGGTAACGCTGGTCGTGACCACTGGAGTAATTCAGTGCCGCTTATGATTTCTTCTGCGTCATATGATATGGGTAGAATTATTGGTAAAACCAACGCTGCCGCAGAATTTCCAGAAGATGGTCTATGTACCCCTGAAGACCTCAGATGGACTATTCTCAATCATATGGGTCTACAAAGAGGTAATACTTGGTTCTCAATAGAAGGTAGACCGATGCCAATAACCGGTAATCAAGAGAAAAATATCCTTACAGATATAGCATAGGAGACTAAAATGAAAGATTTTCTTTTGGGGTTTTTCGTCTGTGTGTCTTTATCTTTATCAGTTTATACTTTATGGGAAAATCACAGGCACGTTCCGGTGATTCTCCAACCAATTCCTATTTATGTTAAGCCAGAGTCTGGCAATATAACTGCTCCCCCGCCACTAGCGATAGCCCCAAAAGAAATCTTAAAACCAAAGTACTTTGCGGAAACCAAAAATGAAACAAGCAGAAACCTATATATTAGATAGTTTAAATAAAATTAAGTATGGTGAAACCACTAAGACTTGGGATGTTAGCAATGACATCACAATAAATTGGAAGGGGGTTTTACCGCTACCCCCTGCTAATAATAGTGAAACCACAAGAAAGGAACTTCACTATCTACACGAGTTAACTGAGAATAGAACCGCTGAACAGATTGACCTTATTAAACTGGTAGACGAAGAACCGCTTGATCTTTATTATAAGATCCTTAAAAGGCATGGGTTAAAGATGCCACAAGATATTTTCGACAAAGCGTATAAATTAGTCTACCCCGTAGTAATGAACTTGAAGTGGAAATATAATAGGCCCAGACCAGAGCAATTAGCAGAAAAGTATGGAATTGAGCTAAAAGTAATCCATACGAAAAGTGCTAAAACGCCATCTTATCCATCTGGCCATACATGTTATGGCGCTCTAGGCGCGTATGTATTAGCGTCTGCATACCCAGAATATTCTGGTGAATTCTTTGGAGTTGTTTCTGATGTCGGTATGGCTAGAATGCTACAGGGCGTTCATTACCCATCAGACAATGAGGCTTCTATGGTAATCACCGGAGCGTTATGGGAAGATTTTAGATATAGATTATTTCCAGAGCTAGAAAATTTTTAGGAGTTATTAATGCCAATTCCATCTAAAAAAGGCAAAGAAGATAAGAACAAGTTTATGGGTCGCTGTATGAGTGACCCAAAGATGAAAGAAGAATATCCAGATCAAAAACAGCGTACTGCAATATGTATGAGCAAAGCATGTGAACATATTGATTATGTAGAAGCAGCAGACTTTCAGTTTACATATGAAGCATTTGGATTTGAAGAAGAAATTAATGAGGACAATTTTTATCTTCCTGAAGACGAAGACTATGTAACAGCCGAAGAAGTTGACTTTGAAGAATCAGAAGTAGAAGAATGGAATTTTGCTGCTGATCGCCCCGGACTCTGGGAAAATATTAGAAAAAAGAAGGAAAGAGAAGGCAAGAATTATAAACCAGCGAAGAAGGGAGACCCAGACAGGCCAGATCCAGAGTCTTGGAAAAAGGCACAATCTGAAAAATATCAAGGCCGTACAGTAAAGCTAAACAAACCATTTAGAACCCCTTCTGGACCTAAAAAGTTCAGCGTTTATGTAAAGAATGAAAAAGGTAACGTTGTCAAGGTAAACTTCGGAGATCCTAACATGAAGATCAAGAAGAACATACCGGAACGTCGAAAATCATTTAGAGCGCGTCATAATTGCGATAACCCCGGACCAAAGTGGAAAGCCCGCTACTGGTCATGTAGAGCTTGGTGAGGAAAATAAAATGAATAGAAGAGACTTTATACGACATTCAACAGGGCTAACCGCCCTTGCTGGTACATCGCTAGCCTTTGGTGAACAGATTATTAAAAATCATTCTCAACTTACTAAAGACCAAAAGGCTGCGATTCTAAT